TCGTAAACCCTCTGATGAGCTGGTGAGAGTCCAGCGAAACGGGCGGCATAGGTCGCCCGTCAGGGTCTCAACCATTAACGAAGGGGGCTGACATGGGCGAAGCAACGTTCTACCTCAAGGCGGAATATCCCACGGCGGAAGCGGCCACGAAAGCAGGCGAAAAGCTAACGGCGCTCTGGAAGGAAAATGCAGCGGACTGGTGGCAGGAGCATAGAGGCTATGAGCCAGAATACTTTTGGCCTCAATTTCAGGAGCGTTTCCCTGTAACGACCGAATACCTGAAGCACTTTGACCGTTTCGGTGGTGATTGTAATAACGACCTGGCTGGTCAATTGTGTTTTCCTGGATGTGACGGCGCTGAGGATGAGGTCACGATTCATGAAAACTTGGTTATGGCTCGCGCGTTTACCTGGCACTTAGGAGACTGGAACCCGCTTGTAGCATGGCTGAAAGGGACTGGCGCGCAACGCGCTGGCTGGCTCAGTGATGAATACGCGGACGATTACTTCTCGATGATCGAAATGGAGTGATGGAGATATCAGGCGTTCGGTCGATCTCGTCGTATAGGTCAATTGCGTCACACATTTTTTAAGGAGGATCGTCAGAAAATGGAGAAAACAGCAAAGCAGAAAATCAAGGGGCTCACTCCTCGTCAGACTGAGGTGTGCAAGCTGGTTTGTACCGGCCTTAAGAATGCTCAGATTGGAAAGCATCTCGGGATAAGCCTACAAACCGTGGAAGTCCATCGGTACAACGCCTACCGCGTGCTTGGCGTCAACAATACCGCGCAATTGGTCCGGCTCTGCCTAGATGCGAAGATCCTCGGCTTTACGCTCGGCTTGCTCGCCTGTGTGTCCGTCGCGTTCGCGGGTGAATCGAAGATCGAGGGCGACAAGCTGGTGATTACCCTCGATACGAAGGGCTCGCACCACACGACAGCCAAGGGAACAAAGGTCCTCGATACGATTCATGGCGTGTTGCCTGATGGGTCGAGGTTCCAAGCTCGGGTGTATCGTCCGGTCAAGATGGTTCCGTGCACGACGGATACGGACTGTGAAGCGAAGAACAAATAAACCCTTTAACTGTGCGCTGGGGGCTGACAATGCCCGAGAACGAAGAAGAGAAACCGGCTTTCCTCGGGGCATGGGTTCAAGCGTGGGTCTTTGTTCATTCCTACGATTTCGACCATGAACCGACAGACGAGGAGTTAAGAGAAAAAGCGCGCGCTATGTACGCGGTTGGGTCTGATAACGATATTGAGATAGACGAGGACTGCAAGTTTTCCAGACTGGACGAATAACAAAAGGGGGCTGACATGACCACAATTTTGGTTTTTATGGGAGTCGGGGCGGCGGTTGCTATCCTCATAGCCTTGGTGCTCCTGGGGTACGAGGAAGCGGAGCGGACAGGAAATTACGTGCAAGCGGTGATTGATGACCATAACGAGGGGCGGTGAATCATGCCACGACCTAACGTCAGAAAGGTAGTGTGTGGTGAGTGTGAGTGGTCGGGAACGGAGCGGGAAGTTATTGATCTTGTCAGCCTAGATGTTAAGGCCCTGACTCCTGGCGATGAGGTTCCAGCCGGCGGCTGTCCTTCGTGCTGGGGGTTCGCGTATCTCGTGAAACCGTCTTACGTGGGGGGTGTGCGATGATTACCAAGAACAATAAAAGGCGGATCAAGAAGGCAAAGGTAGCGTTAGCTGAGTATATCGCTCAGGACCCGATGTCAGAGAGTTGCTGCTTAACCGATCTCCTAACCGATCTCAGGCATTGGGCTGAACACGAAGATGTAAATTTCGCTGACTGCCTGCGACTATCAGAGGAGCACTTCCAGGAAGAAAGGAACGGCCAATCATGAAAGATCAATTCCCAGCTCGGCTCGTGGTCGAGGTCACGCAGGCGGATATTGATGAGGGCATAAGGCGGGATTGTCTGCGCTGTCCGATTGCGATAGCAACCTATCGGGCGCTCGATGGTGATAACCGGCCCTATATGACCTATGTCAGCGTAGCGGATCGAGTGGAAGTCACGTCCGATGAAACGTCCGACGGCAAGGCTCCTGGCGTCCTGGCGTCCTACCGGCTTCCGAATGAAGCGAACCGGTTTATAAATTACTTCGATACGCTCGGGCTCGGCCATCTCTGTAAACCGTCCACCTTCGACCTTGTGCGGATACACTAACATACCCCTGGCGCTCTACGGTCTACCCTGTAGGGCGCCTCCCCTCCGATCTCCGGTCACTGTCTCTTTTTCGATACACCCTCACGATGCCCAATATCCATGCGGGGTGACTCTCCGATCTCTTTGATAATCCTCCTAAACTCGTCCGTGGCTGAAATGCCCCTAGGAAGATATCCTGTCAAGGGTCATAAAAAATAATTCTTGCGCCATAATCTCCGCTCCTATCAACCTCTTCCTCACGATTGGTGGTTTTCAACCACTTGACAGTTTTTGAATTTCCTGACATCTCTTCCGGAGAGAACCTACGGAGAGAGGTCCGGACTACTGACTCCAGAAGTTCAATTGCCTTACACTCCTGAGAGCCGATCACGCTGACACCGTACTTCACTGCCCTACTCGCTCACCTACTGCCCTTCACCCTCCAGCCCATACCCCAGCCGCTCTACCCGATACCACTGAGGGCTCGCCCCCTGTACCGGATGCCAGATGGCCGGAGCCTTTGCAAATGGTCAAGAGAAGAGGAAGAGGAACAAGAGGGGGCGGGGGGAGTCTGGATCTTGCCTTTCCCCCTCTGTCAGACCTCCAAAACTTTTCATTCCAAAACACAGTTCCCCGGGCTGTCTGTGGATAACCTCACACAGACATTATGAGCCCGGAGCGAAGCGGAGGGTCTGTGCTGGCTGAGCGAAGCGTTACGGGGCGGCCACGGATACCACTTTGAAAGGATAGAACCCACATGATCGGAGAGGCGTTTGTCGTAGTGCTGGGGGCGGCGGCGTTTGGAATCTGGCAATGGTCGATTTGGTCGTTTGTGTGGATGCTGACGGTGCTGTTGATCCTCAGTGCGATCGCGGAGCGGGTGAAACGATGAGCGACGAGCCACTGATCCCGGAGCAGTATTTGTTATTGGCGGTCCTACAGCAAGCGATTAGTGACGCCTTGGCGCCAGACAAAAAGGTGCATCGGCCGTTGGCGGATCGGGTGGAGGCGTTTCGCTTTTTGATGTCGGAGGATCCCCGGGTGCTGGGCGCGGTGTGGTGTTGTGACATGGTGGGGCTGGATGCGCGCTGGATGCGGCACAAGTTGCGGCAGGGGTTCCCGCAGATGATGAAGGACTTGACGCGGTATAGCCGAAGGGGGGGCCTCCATGCGGAGTGTCTTTTACGTAAACGCCGTCCGCGTGTCGGGCATCAGAGAGGCGCTGGAATCCATGAAGGCGTTTGATCTGGAGAGGCGGCGCCTCTCCAGCGAGGAGAAAGCGCGGGTGCGGCACGAGATTTTATGGAGAACGCGACACGTCCAGGCGTTGACGGTCAAGGCGGACGATCAGGATTCAAAGGTGTGCTGGCTGTGCGAGAACCTGGTCGAGATGTGTACGTGCACACATTACGACAGATTGAATTTCTAGATGGCACCGGGCGCCAAAGGACGGCCATGGAACGCGAAGCACCGGCTGACGATGGGGGACGCGACCCAGATCACAGCGAAGGAGCTAGCCCGATGGAATCGAGCCTTCAACCGGATCATGCAGGACCTGACGGCGCAAGTGAAGGTGTTGACGAAGGCGGAGATTGCGGCGTTGTACCCGGGCGGCTACCCGATGGACCGGCTGGACAAGGCGGAGCAGACGGCGGAGGGCTACGAGAAGAGGAAACGGGGCCGGCCGAAACAGTACAACAACCAGGGATTTTAAGGCGCGGCGGCTACGCGACGGAGGAGCAAGAATGAGCCGGTATTTGAATTTCGACCTAGCGCGCGAGCGGAATTACGAAGCGAAGATGATGTTTGGTGTCGTGGAGGACGTCCGATCTCAACGAAAGGACAAGGCTGATGATTGCCTGGTTTTTTCTTTTAGTCACGATGACCTGGCAAGGACACATTACGACCTCGTACATCGGGCCGTTTCCCTCTCTGGAGAGCTGTCTGTCCATGCGCGAGACGACGGCTTCGCGAGTGATGCAGCAGCAATGGGTTGAGACCGCGACAATAGAAGAATGTCGGCTCCAGACGCCGAAATAAGGAGAGATGCGATGAAGCACGCCATGACGCCGGACGAACGGGTTCACTTCCTTGCCGGCCGGATTAACAAAAGCATAATTGCCCGCATGAAGCGAAAGCGACAGCGACACGCGGCTACTCCGGAAGAGCGAATCAGCCTCGATGCGCTGATTCGGCGCGCGATTGCCTTGACCTCTCCTGAGGCGAAGAAGCCTCTTGACGAAGCGGCGGGAGGCGCGTAGATGTACCGGTTACGGGAAAATACTAGGGTTATACAACCAGGTAAATTCTTTGGGGATGAAGTGTTGATCTTCGCCGGCCTGATTACGGACGAGCAGGCGGGATGGATTAAAGACTCCATCCCGGAGCAAGCGGCGGCGCTCCTCGAGGAAGTGAAGTAATGGCGCGACGAGTCAGCACAGCGGCCATCCTGAAGGCGAATATCGAAGGCCGGAGCGTCGAAGAAATATCCGTCTCCCTCAAGATCCCCGTCTCCGATGTCGTCAAGGCTGTCAGCGATCCCAAATTCAAGCGCGACCTCCTCGATTACCGCCTCATGCGCGGCCTCCAACAATTCGAAACGATCGGCAACCTGAAGGGCTATCTGCATGGGTATGTGAAGTGCTTGAAAGAGGTCATGGAGCAGGATCCGGACTTCTTCAAGAACCGGATCAAGGATCCCAAAGTGGAAGTGTACAAAGAGCTGAAGGGGATGATGGACGTCATCCGCATAGCGACCGAATTGACGGATAAAGAGCTGAAGAAAATGATGCGTGAGGCGGAAGAGCAGGAAGACCCGTCGCTGGCGGCAGCGCAAAAACGGCTCAAAGAGAAGAACAAATACAAGCTGAAAAAGACCCAAGAGTTGATCGAGCTGAAGGCGGAAGTCATCGGAGAACAGGGGCTCGAGCACGGCACGGAGGTTCCCCATGTCGAAGGAAATCACGGCGATTCTCTGGGATCGGAACGAGAAGATAGTCGAGAAGCGGAGCATCCAGGCGCCGGCGCCGCGGTGCATCGTGATTCCGACAACGAAGCTCCCATCATTCGAGGAGATAATGAAGATGGGTCCGGCGGCGAAGATCAAAACGTCAGATCGTATCTTCTGGAGGAATAGCGAGGCGGCGATTGTGGGCGGACGCGGCGAAGCCAGCTATGCGCGCGATGGGGTCGGCTTAAATTACGTGGAGGGGGATCCGGCATGAACGCTGCAGCCTATGGGTTCTCAGGGCAGGATGCCGAACATCAAGAGCGCACCATAAAAGAGCAATGGATCGAGGACAAGCAGAAGGAATTAAAACAGCTCATTCTCCAGCCCGGCCAGTTCTACGAAATTAACGGCATCCTCTACCGCTGTCAGAAGAAAACCAAAAAGGGGTTTGAATTGCGGCGCTTCACCGGCAGCATCCACATTCCCAAAGTGAATGCGACCGGGACGATGATTCAGAACGCAAAGGAGGCGTGATGTATTGCGACAACTGCAAACAGGGGATGCTGACGCGAATTATGAGGGACGGCAATAACGCGAAAATCTTCTCTACGTGCAGGAAGGACTATATCGGGTGGATATACATCGCCACCATCAAGGGGTTTTTTAAAGATTTATGAGCGTAGCGGAGGACATGCTTCAGTCGTACGCGAACGACATTCCGGGGTTCATCCTCGATGAAGGCTTTTTTGTTACCCGCGACGAGCACCGACACGAAGGCGAGTATCCCTTTCCGAATCATCCCTACCAGCGCGACTATCTCCAAGAGCTGTGTGAAAACGATCTCCTTGTTGTGACGAAAAGCCGTCAGGTCATGGTGACATGGCTAACCCTGGCCTACATTCTGGCCCGCGCGCTCACCCGAAAGCATCTGCTCTCCATCCTGCAGACCAAGCGCGAAGATGACGCTATCGGCATGGCCGATCGGGTCAAGTTCATGTACGACCATCTGCCCAAGTGGATACGAGACGTGCGGCCGAAAGAAGGCGGGATCCGTGAGAATCAATCCTCGCTCGAGCTGGTGACGCAAGACTCGCTGATTTGGGGTGTCCCGCAAGGCGCGGATATTATCCGGTCGCACACCGTCTCGATCTTCTACGCGGATGAAGTGGATTTTCAACCCGATGCCAAGGCCAGCCTACGAGCGGCGGCACCGTCATTAGACGGTGGACAGGGGATCTGGACCAGCTCGGCATGTTTAGGGGGACTAACTGGCCAGCTCATTCATGGAAGCTGGTAAACAGGGAGGACGGCACGATGTTAGACGGCAAAGAGCTAGAGGACGCGATTGCAGCCAAGCCGGGCGAGAAGGTGGAAATGCACCAGATCATTAAACGGATCAAGTCGAAAAACTTCATGACGTTGGAAGAGGTCGGCTGTCCAACAGTCACGGTCTGCAACCTCATCCTGGATAACGGCTACTCGGTGCGCGGAGAGGCGGCCTGCGTGGTTCCTGAAAATTTCGACAAAGAAATCGGCGAGACGATCGCGTATCGAGACGCCTTCGATAAGCTCTGGCCGCTGTTCGGCTTCTTGCTCGCAGAGAAAATCTACACCAGGGGCAAGTGACAGACCTCCAAACCAAAACCTGCCCACGATGTCAGCGCATGTTGCCGACCGTCGACTTTGCGAAAAACGCAGAGACGAAGGACGGGCTGTACACCTATTGCAACTCCTGCAAATACGACATTGAACGGCTGAAGAAGTATCCGGCGCGGGCCATGCCGGAAGATACCGCACAGGGCAACCTCGAGCGGCCGGTACCGAAAAAAGCGGCGGTGCACGCCAAGATTCCCGTCGGGATCCTAAACGGGATCAAGGTACCGGAAAAGGTCGAACAGACCTCACCTGGGATGTGGAAATGGACCTCCCCGAAAGGCTGGCGCGTGCTGGCCATCCACTACAGCGCCGATCCGACGAAGGATCCCCGGACGGTCAACGGCGCCGCCTGGGTCAATAAGCGCAAGGCTTCCATGTCAGAGCGCGACTGGAAGCGCGAAATGGAAATTGACCATACGGTATCGGAGGGGCAACCGTTCTTTTCCACGTTCAACCGGTCGGTGCATGTCCGGCCGTGCGAATACGATCCGGAGCGGCCGTTGGTGCGGAGCTGGGACTTTGGGAAAGCCCATCCGGCCGTGGTGTTCGGCCAGATGGACAAGCGGAACCAGCTTCGAATCCTCTACTCGATGATCGAGACGAACAAGGATATTTTCTCGTTTGCGCCGTTTGTGCTCGGGGAAACGAATCAGCGATATCCGGGCGCGAAGCTGGTCGACTATTGCGACCCGGCCGGCTCGCAAGAAACGGACAAGGGCGCCACGACCATGATTCTCTCTCAGAAATTTGGGATCACCTTGCACTATCGCTTTTCGTTCCTGGAAGAAGGGCTCCGGATGATGGAGCAACGCTTAAAGATCCAGGAATACGGCGAGCCCGGCATGATTATCGATCCCATCAACCACGATCTGATTAACGGCTTTGCCGGCGGCTACAAGCTGGACGTCGGCGCCAGCGGCAAGGACTCAGAGGGCCGGCTGAAGAACAATCCGAAAAAGGATGGCTGGTTCGACCACCTAATGGACGCGCTCCGCTATATGTACATCGGGCTCTTCACGCTGACGGCGGATGACAAAGTGAGCGAAGCGGAAGCGTGGGATAAGGTGGGACTCTGGCGGACCAACAAGCAGCACCGGGATAAGAACGAGGACATGGAGGCGCTCGGTGAATTTTGCGGCTAAGGAAATCCTGGAAGGGATGCGGATCCCGAAATGGTACGGCGTGGCATACTTCGAACTCAACCGAAACGTGGCCGTGTGCTACCCGGTCCCCTTCAACTGGGTAGTGCGATGGGCGCGCGATGCCTGGCTGTTCCTCAAAAACCCTCCGCCGCAACGAGACCTAAAAGCGTTTATGCGTGGCATTCGTCAAGGGCGCGAATTGGGAGAGGAGTACGGGCGTGAAGTCGGCTTCGACAAAGGGTACGCCGCGGCCCGGCAAATCTACCAGCACGAAAACGACGCGCAAAAAAAGGCGCTCAATCACTTCATGAAGGCGCTGGTCGACCAACACAACATGAGGCTTCCCAATGTGGTTTTGGCAACAGAAACCGTGTGCCGTGTGTGCGGAGAAAGACAAGCGATTGCAGCAGATGGAGCTACAGGCGGACATGCTAAAGATGCAGCTCCAGGACAGCCGGCTCCGGGAACAAAAGGCGATCGACTCCCTCCTTGGAGAGCGAAACCTTCCAGGCGTGACGCCACCGGCGAGGATGTCAGCGAAGGACTCCCAGGGGGCCCTTGATGACGCGATGGCGCTCTTTAAAGACGAGGACGACAAGGGGGACGGGCTCGTTCAAGAGGCCGATACGATCTTTTCGGAGGACCGGGCGCAATGAGTGATTTCTTGACATCAGGGCAAACCCCTGGTATTGATCCACTACGCGAAGCTAGGTGCCCCGGATGCGGGAAGCTGAAATTCAAGTTTCGAGGGAGAATCCAGTTTCTCGAACTGAAGTGCCGATGCAAACAACTTTTTACGGTGGTGGGTTATGAAGTAAAAGCGACGATCACATAAGAGCCTACCTCGGTTTTAAACCACTCAAGGCCTCGGTCCTCACGGATCGGGGCCTTTTTTTATTCCAAAATTATGACCGACCAGCAAATCCTAGACAGAGTGCGCGAAATCAAGCGGAAGAGCCAATACCTCCGGTATGGGTTCGAGCGCGACATTTTCCGCAACCTCCTCTTCAAGCAGGGGCATCAGTGGATTGTCTGGGATGGCACAACCCGGCGCTTTCGGCAGAAGAAGCTGAAGAGCTGGGTCCCGATGCCGGTCACGAATAAGTTTGCCGAACTGCTCGACTCGCTCGCCTCGTTGATCCTCCGGGTAGATCCGCCCATGCAATGGCGCTCACTGGACGATCAAGACGAAGTGAAGAAGTCCATCGCCGAAACCGCCACGGCCGCATTGGCTCGGGCGCGCGATCGGGTGCACTTCGCCAATCTCCGCCAAGAGCTGGCGACGTGGCTCGTCTATAGCGGCAACGGCTTTCTGGTCAATTCCTACGACCCGACCGGCGGACATAAATACAAAATCCCGCTGCACGAGTGCCAAGAGTGCCGCAACGTCAATATGCCTGTGGCCTTTGAGGACGGGTGCGAAGAGTGCGGCTCACAGAATCACAACATCCAGCTCGTCAACGGCCTGCCGCAAGAGCAAGAGCTAACCGGCGGCGCCGAATTCTCGGAAGTCGCCACCCCGTTCGAAATGTTCATGGACTTCTCGATTACCCAATTCCACATGCAGCCGGAGGCGCTTCGCGTGAAGACGCGCCAGCTCACCTATTTCAAGGAGCATTGGGGGGCTAAAGGCGAAAAGGTGCAAGCGTCGGGCTCGTCTACGCTGGGGGAATTCTACGCGGCTTCGATGGCGTATATGTCCTCGGGCTCCGGGATCTCGCCGGCGGCGACGATAGCCCAGAAAATGCCGACGGCCGCGGAAGAGTGCTATTGGGTCAAGCCCTGCCAAGAATTCAAGGACGGGCTCTATCTCGTCTGTGCCGGCGACGTCATTCTCGAGAAAGACTCCCTCTCCTGCAAAAACCATCTCGGCGAGCAGTTTATCCCGGTCCAGCACATTGTCTTTGACCACATCCCCGGCTCGGCGATGGGGAAGACGGTAGCGAACGACCTCGCGCCCAAGCAGAAGCAGCGCAACGAGCTGGAGAGCCTGATTCAGCTCATCACCATGCGGATGGCGAACCCCGTCTGGATCGTCCCGTACGGAACGGACGTCGAAGGCTTCTCCGGCCAGCCGGGCGCGCTCCTCAAAGCGATTCAACTCAGCCCGAATGCCAGCGGCGAACCCAAGCGCCTCCCTGGAGAGAACGTCCCAAGCTCCGTCATGGCGTGGCTGGAGAAGATCGATAACGACCTCGAGTCGCAAGCGTCGATGTTTGACGCACTCAAGGGCAACGCCCCCCCCGGCATTACTGCCGGATACGCGATTCAGCTCCTCATCGAACGAGGACAGTCGCGGTGGGGGCCCTTATTCCAGCGGTGGGAAAACGGCTGGATGGACTGGGCCACGAACATTACGGCCTTCCAACGGGCGTACATGCCGGCCGATGAATTGCTGATGATCCTCGGGCCGCACGGTACCTGGGAAGTGGCGAAATTCAAAGAGGACGACTTTGCCGTCATCAACCTGAAGGTCGAACCGAATTCCGCCAAGCCGACCTCTTCCATTACGCAACAGGCCATCCTCGACAACCTGCTTTCAAAGAACCTGATTGACACGACCGACCCGCACAACAAGAGCGAAATCCTCCGCATGGTCGGGATGACGCAATTCGATAACGTCTCCGACTGGGACATGAAGGATGCGGCGCGCGAAGAGCAATCCTTCCTGGACATTACGAAGATTTTCGACCTCGCCGCGGCCAACAAGAAAATCCAAGAGCTGGCCATGTTCAACCCTGAAGCGGCGGACATGGAGGCGAAGAAGGTTCAGCAGATCACGACACAGGGCGCCCTCCGCTTCCGTCCGCAGATCGATAACCACGTCATTCATCTCTGGTCGCACAAGAAATTCGCCAAGACGGACGCCTTCATGAAACTGCCGGCGGAATGGCAGGCCGTCTTTATCCAGCATATCGAACTCGCCGCGATGCAGATCATGCAGGAATCCCAACAGCTCGCGCTGCTCAACGCGCCACAAGCCGGACCGCCGGGGTCTCCGTCCCCTGGTGCACCGGGCAAACCTCCAGCCCCTCAGTCTGAAAAGCCTGGGGAGCTGGCGGCAAGCCCGAAAGGTGGGCACGCGCAAATGCCGGCCATGTCGGCAGGGGTACCTGGTGGGAGCTGATGGGCGCGATTAGGCGACGACTCAGAGGAGATGAGGATTTGGGGCAGTACCTAGCAGAGACAGGGGATCCGAATCCGCCGGCTAATGTGGCCGCGCAAATCGCCAAAACAAATGCGAGCTATCCGACTTTCAGCCCAAAGCCTGGATCTGTGCGGTACACGCCGGAGAGGCTCAACGCCGCCGGGTTCACGATGAAGTCTGGGCCGACCAAAGGGCGCGTTGTCATTTCAACGGGCGCTGAAGAAGGCCACGTTCCCAACACGCTCGCCCATGAATCCCTCCATCAACGGTTTGATGAGCACGGCAACCGACCGCCGCGGATGGGGATGAGCGGCAAACCCCTAGACCTGGACGCAATCGGCAACTGGCCACGCTGGGAGTTGAGTCGCCGGATGAAGGATCTGCAGCCGGACGACCAATTCGGGCCGTACTGGGGCATGAGGGCGAACCGCAACGGGGAAGAGCAACTCGCAAATATCTACGGATACGAAGGATCCCTCCCAAAAGGCTCAGCCATCACCGGGACGGAGGTAGGGAAGGCGCTCTTCGACGGCCGGCAATCCCTCAAGGATTACTACTTTTCCCAAGTATCACATCCCTACGGTGGCCTCTGGGAAGGGCAGACGCCGGAACCTTCTATGACATCGCAGATAGCCGACCGGTTCAAGCAATTCCTGCTCAAGAGAGGAATCAACTTTGTCGGCAATCCATAACGCCTGTCGGGGCGCTCGCGCCCGTTAATCAGCGAGCCATCGGCCGCTGGCCGTTTCCAGCGTATCGGACCACGCCGTAACCGTGGGGGAGGTTCCAGATGAAGAGGACGTTTTGGTTTACCGACGAAGAAACCGGGCTCAGTTTTCCACCGTTTTGCGGAGGGGATGGTCCCCCGGCGGGAGATCCGCCGGCTGCAGATCCGCCTGTAGATCCCAACGGTGGTGCTCAGGATCCGCCCGCGCCGCCTCCTGAGAGGACCGTCCCGGTGTCCGCGTTGGTGGCTGAACGGCGCCGCCATGCCGGGCAGGTTAACAGCCTCGCCGCACAGATTGCCGCCCTGACTGAAGAGATTAGAGGGCAAGCATCGAAAGTACCGGCCGGCGCTGACGATCCGCAAGAAGCGGAACGGAAGAAGGTTGAGAAGTATTACGGCATCGACAAGCTGAAAGAAACGCTGGCCGGGCTCCAGGAAAAACTTTCGGGACTCGACCAACTCAAGGCCCAGACCGAACAGCTCTCCAATATGTTCACGTCGCGGGAGAACGCCCGGATGAACAGGGCGGAAACGATCGGGGTGAAAGCCTTCGATGCTTCACTCGGCGTCACGCAGGAAGTCTGGGACCAGTGGGTTGCCTCACAGATGGGCCAAGACGACATCGAGGAAATTGTCGTCATGGGCAACGTCCAGCACATGAACGAAGTCGTAAAACGCGCGAAGGCCATCCTCGCACGCGGGGGGAAGCCTCCGGCGCCGCCGGCTTCATTACAACGAGACCTTAGAACCGTCAGCCGTTTGCCGGGCACGCCGGCACCTGGCGGAAACCCGCCGACTCCTCCAGCGGAAGAAAAACTCACAGGCCGCGCCCTGCACCATCGGGCCGCTTCGCGCTTGCAAGAGGTTTTCGACCGCTCGCAGAGGGGGTAGGCAAGAAAGGACATCATGGCCGCTCTTGATGCACAAAGTACCGCGGTAGGCGCCTTCAACGAGGTCCTGAAAATCGACTACGAGAAGGGCATCATCGATTCACTGAACGATGAACAGCCCCTCCTGTCGAAGATCAAAGGGGATAGCGAGTCCTGGACCGGACAGCTCGTTCAATTCCCTGCGCGCGTCAGCCGGAACCAGTCGGCCGCGGCAACCACGGAAGGCTACAAGTACCACACGCCGGGCAAGCAGACGTACAAGGACTGGCAGATTCCGGCCAAGTACGCGCACGGCTCCATCCGCCTGACGGCTCAAGTCATGGCGGCATCGATGAAGAGCAAGGGCGCGTTTGCGCGGGCCCTCGGCTCAGAAATCGACGGGCTCGTGGAGGACATGGCCAACTACCGCGGCCGCGCCATCTGGGGCTGGGGAAACGGGGTGCTCTGCCTCGTCAATGGGGATCCGGGTACCGGCACGACCATTACGGTGGATGCGCCGCATGGAGTTGCCGGCTCGGTGAACGGAAGCCGGTTCATTCAGCCGGGGATGTTCATCGCGTTCATTAACCCGTCGGATGGCGCCATTCGCGCCGGCGGCGCGCGCACCGTAGATGCGGTGGCTGCAACCGGCCTCACCTTCACGATCACAGCGGCGGCCGATGCCGCGGTGGCCGACAACGATTACATCGTTGCTGCGATGGAATCGACCACATCGGACGTGAACGAAACCACGTACGCGAAAGAGATTATGGGGATGCTCGGCCTGGTCGACAGCACGACCTACGTGAGCACGCTCCATAACATCGATCGGTCGGCGTCACCGGGTAACTTCATGCAGAGCACGGTGATTAGCTCAGTCGGTGCGCTCAGCGCCGATGTGCTCCAGCGCGCCATCGATACCGTGCACCAGAAGGCGCGCGGCAAGACAGACGCGATTTGGTGCGAGCACGCCACGCGCCGGGCCTATCAGGTCATGCTGGAGAACGACCGCCGGTATATGGCGGCGTCCCTCATGAACCCGGATGCCGGCACGAAAGCGGCCAAACAGAAGAGCCTGGATTTCGGCGGGATCCCGATCGAAGTCGACAAGGATGCTCCGTACGGAACCATGTTCGGGCTCGAGTACGACACGTTTACGCGCTGGCTCTTGACTGAGGGGGAATGGGCCGATGACACCGGCTCCATCCTTCGCTTCGTGAGTCAGATGGATGCGTACGAGGCCGTCTACCGGATCTTCGATAACTTCGGTTGCGAAGCTCCGCAGCGAAATTGGACGCTCCGGGGGATCACGAACAACATTGTGGTTGTTCATCTCCCATAGTCCTGACGGATCAACCACGAGTTGATTCCGATCTTGGGGTGGAGCCCGAAAGGGCTTCACCCCTTGCAACAGAAGGAGAGACGGCATGGACGGATACGCTTCAGTCAAAGTGGTGAATCGACGCAAAGTCCCGTATGAGGCGATGTTCAACGGGCAAACGATTTGTTTCAAGCCTGGGCAGAGCCGGCACTTTCCGCCGAATGTGGCGCATTGCATCGTCGCCGATTCTGTCCTGAAGATCGATCTAGCGAGCGGCGTCCCGAGTGTGTTCGCGCTAGCCATTGAACCGGAGGACAGCCAGGAGCCGGTCAAGCCGCTCAAGGGCTCGCTGGCCGTAAAGAACGATGTGGAGATCCTCGACCGGACCAACGATCACCAACTCACAGAGACGGAGCCGAAGATCCTCAGCGCCGACGGGGCAGAGGAGATGGGCATCGGCAAGGCGGAGAAAACGACCACGCCGCTACCGGAAGGGAATCCGCTTCCGCCGGCAGAGGAAATGAAAACGCTCTCGTTCCATAACGCCGTCAGCTCCACGCCGCGCGGCGCCGTCGCCGGCAATGGGGTACGACTCAAGCAGTAATCCACGCAGGCAGCTCGGACCATAAGGAGGACGTATGCAATCACGGACAGGTGCACAAGGGCTCACGCCGACTCAGGTCCGATCTGGAGTCGCAAATCTCTTTGCGCTCTGCATTCGGCAGTTTGTGCAGGATGCGCCCAAGCTCTTTTTGAAAATCTGGAACCGGCAGAATCCGGCCGTCACGATTACCGGCGCGACGAACGCGACCCCGATCGTCGTAACAGCGGTCGCGCATGGATTCTCCAACGGGGATCTCATCGCGATTACCGGGATGGTGGGCGCCACCGGGGGAAATGGTGTCTGGGAAATTGCCAACAAGGCCGATGACACCTTTGAGCTGAAAGGGTCGGCCGCAGGCGGGGTGTGGTCCTCGGGCGGCACAGCGTACGCCCAGCCGGACATCATTGTGCCCATCCTGGCCGGCGAAACCACGCGGGATGCTCAGCAGCTCAAGGCGGAATTTCAAGGGACGAAAGGCGGCGCGCATTGCTCGGCTGGCCTGAGCTATGCCGTCTCGGCCTCGTTCGGTTTGATGACCGCACCGGATGCCGGCGACGAGCCGGAAGTCATTCTCGATTACAACGAAGTCGGCTAAGGCCGATCCGTCAACCTCACAAGGAGACGCCATGTACAACGATATCGAAGCAGCTCACGGCCTCCTGATGGATGGGGGAATTCCAGGGGCCTATAACAACGTGCTCTGGACGCCTCCCTTGCTCGGCGAATCCGTCATGCCGTGCGCGCTCGATATTGCCTGGGCGCAGCTCCAATACCGCGGCGCCGGCACGCCGGAGGTCGGAATCGGGGGCCGGCTCCATAGCGACTACTGGCGCGCGTACACGATGACCGGCGCCGCCGTGCTCGCCGATGACACGGTAGATGCGCAAGATGCCGGCGCGAACGATTTTCCGATGGAAGTCCTCAACGACGACAACAGCGGGTTTCTCATCGCCTCGCCGTATAAATTTAACTGCCTAGATATTCTGGCCGGCGCCACGGTGTCAGTCGGCGGGGCGCCCGTTCGGATCCTGGAATACTCCGGGCCGGCTGGCTGGGTCACGCTCAGCAATCCGCTCGTGGGTCCGGTGACGGGCGGCCATTATGTCGCCGGCGAAACGCTGGTGTTCTGGACCGCGCCGCAAAACCATCAACCGATGACGGTCGCGCTGCATGGGACGGGAGTCCCTGAAGGCTGGTACGGCGTGCGAGTCAAGGCCACGACCGCGCCCACGACGACGGCCGGGCTCGCAACCAGCATCAGTGTCGCCATCGTCAAAGCCTGGAAAGATATCCCTGCCACGGCCGGGATCTACACCCTGGCGCCGTCTGCGACTCCGCTTCATATCGATGCGCCCTGCGATGCGCTCGTAGGGGTGTGCTCGGTCGCACACGATGCAAACCAATGGAGCGCCTTAGTCAAGGTGAGGGGGTAACGATGAAACAGCTACGCTCACTCGTTTGTGCACTCGTTATGGTCCTCGCCTGCACGGAGGCATTCGCCGGGCTCATCGAAACACCCGTCGCCGGCTTGCCGACGTCTGGAGCGTCCGGCATCAGTCGAATCGTCACTGATGGAACGGATGGCGCGGATTGCACGGTCGGCGGCGGAAACTTTGCCGTTCTCTGTACCTTCGATGGCTCGTCCACCTGGACGGCCGGCGGCGGCGGCGGCGGCGGCGCGGCCCTGCCGATCGACCTTGAGGCGGACGTAGAGAATACGCTTCCCGTTGAGAACGGAGGGACCGGGCTCGCCACCATCGCCGAAAATGAAATGATGCTGGGGACCGCGGCTGATACGCTCGCCGCCAAAGCCTTGCCGTCCTGTTCGAACGCGACCACTTCAAAGATGCTGTACAACAGCACAACACATGCCTGGTCTTGCGGCACTGATCAGGATAGCGGTGGAGCAGGTTCGGCCACTTACGCGATCTCAACCAAGAT